AAAACTGTTCATAAAAGATGCTTCTAATAACGTCAAAGAAATGGTCGGACCAAACATGTTTAGCGACCTTCCTACATCGGATCCAGCAGTAGCAGGAAGTTTATGGAACGATGCGGGAACAGTAAAAATTTCTGCAGGATAATAAGGGGCGACAAACATGTCTACTATCAAATTTAAAAATTCAAGTGTTGCCGCTCAAACTCCAACTTCTGGTGATTTAGCATATGGCGAACTTGCAATAAATACTGCAGACGATAAAATCTTCTATAAAGATGCTTCTAGTGCTGTACGCGAGTTGGTTGGACCGAATATGTTCAACAATCTACCGACATCAGATCCATCGGTTTCTGGAAGGTTGTTTAACGATGCAGGAACATTAAAAATTTCTACGGGCGGTTCACCACCTCCATCTGGTCCTCCATCTGGATCTTCTACACAATACGATGTCAATAACTACTATTTCTACAACGAAGTAGCAGACACAAACCCAATAAGTTATATCACTGAAGTCGTTTGGGATGGCGTTCAAGTATTCTACGAAGGCGCTGGGTTGAACTCACTGTCGACTGTAAATGTTGGCGGTATCACTTATAATGAAATGGTACAGCAATCTGATCAATACAAGTCGAGTGTTGAGAGAGTTGTTCCATAGATATAACATATCTCATTCTGGGCACTTCGGTGCCCTTTTATTATAAACTAAATGAAAAAGGAGACGACTATGTCTACTATTAAAATCAAAAGGTCTGGAACCACAACCCAGACTCCTTCCTCGCTAGAGCACGGCGAACTCGCCTTAAACTATGCAGACGGAAAATTATTCTACAAAGACGCATCTGACAATATCGCAGAACTAAGTACTGGCGGTGGTGGCGGTGGTGGTTTAGATTCAGCAGCAGTTATTTCTCTAACTGGCGCTGAAGAAAAAACAAGCAGTACTTCTGGTTTAGAATATGTTGTCCTTGATAAATTACGTGTCGAAGGCGGCGCGATCGGACTATCAACGCTTGATGCATCAAGTGAGATTTACTATTACGGGGGCGCTACATTTCCTTTAGCAGGAAATCCTTCTGGTCAAGATACCCAGAATCTAACGCATAACTTGTGGAGCACTAATAAGAATAATGTTAATTTAACTGCAGTTAACGACGTATATGTTGGTTCTCGTTACGCTGGAACGAAATTCAGTTATCCTGCAATGATATCATATGCTCCAACTAGCGCGCAATTCGGCGGTGGTTTTAAGTGGGATCACGCTGGAACGCAAGCATTGTTCTTAACAAAGGACAGCGCTGACTTTAACGGCACTGTATCCGCACCAGAATTCAAGTTCTCAGACGGAACTTCAATGACAACTGCTCCAACCGGTGGCGGTGGTACAACTTACTCTATCGATGAAACCGGAAGAGATAATACAGGAGACTGGATTCAATTCGCCTCGGGCGTAGGAAACAATCAAGATCGCGTTTTCTTTAAAAGTCGAGATACTGCAAACACGTATCGCGGGACAGATGCAGGGTTTCAGTTTGATGGACTAACTTCAAACCAAGCGTTCGTTATGGAAGACGGGGCTAAGGGTGTTAAATTCATTGGTTATCACTATGAAACAGGCGCCGACGAAGGTTTAGAGATTGAAGGTAAGAGTGGTTCAGGCACAAAATCTACTGTTTATCTCAAGACTAACGCTAAAACTGCAATCAAGATGACGGACGGTTCTGTTGAACTTCCAAGTATACCTACAACTGATCCTATCAATGCAAATGAGATTTGGTCGGATGGTGGCGTCTTAGTGATGTCTGGTTCTACTGCTCCAACTGGTGGTGCCGGTGGTGGTTTAGATTCTGCTGGTGTACAATTGCTTATTGATGCAGAAGTTCAAGATCCTACAACACTCACTCTTGGCGCAAGTTCTAATGCTGGTATTGGTATTGGTAGCGGTGTCGTTACAAATGGTCTGTCCGGCGGTAGTGTCTCTATTGGTACTAATGCGAATAGTTACATTCAGTCTGTTGCAATCGGGTCAAGTGCAGATGCTAGCGGCACAGGAAGTGTGTCAGTTGGTCCTGATACTCAAGCTTCTGGTAATTTTAATACTGCAATCGGAAGGCAAGCAACGACTTCTGGATCTAAGTCTTTGGCACTAGGGTATTCTTCTAGTGCAGGAAACTTGGGAATTGCGTTGGGTGATGCGGCGTCTGGTCAGAGAAGTATTGCTATCGGTGCTCTTGCTAGTGCACCTGCCACCGGTGCTCTACACATTAACGCGAACTATAATAGTGGCGTTGGTCCAACTGCGGATGGTGGTCTAGTAATCGAAACTGCATCTGCAAGACTAGAGTACTCTGCCGATTCTGATTGGACGTTTGGTGCTGGTGTGACGATGACCGATCTTACTGCGAGCGGTGCGACAGTCGTATTCAATAACTTGCCTGTAATTGACCCAGTGAATGCAGGACAACTTTGGAATGATAACGGGACACTAAAAGTCTCAGCAGGATAATATCCATAAACACTAACTCAAAGGAGACTTCGGTCTCCTTTTTTTTGCGTATAAATAATATCGTAAATAACTTTGAGAACAATCATGACAACAACATTTAATTGCGGCACAAACTATCTCGCACCAAATGGATTTAAGGTTTCTATCAATAAAGAAAATTTCGCGAACCTTGAGTTCTTCGCGCAAAGTATTCAGCACCCAGATATATCCCTCGATCCTGTCGAATTAGGATTCCCGCGAGTCGGCGTCGTTCCGATGCTGGGCGAATCACTAACGATGGGGCAATTGGGCATCGAAGTTATCATGGATGAAGACATGAACGTCTATCAAGAATTATACGATTGGATGATTCGTGCTACCGATCAAAAACACAAACTATCTTCCAGTGATTTCTCAGGTGCTGAACTCGCCTCATATCAAGACATAACCGTTTCTGTCCTCACAAGTTCTAACAATCCAAACCGATCTTTCCGCTATGTGAACACACACCCAATTAATATCGGTAATGTTAATTTCGCATCAACACAAGACGGCACATATATCACATTCCCAGTATCATTTAGATTTGATTATTTCGAGTTCGTTTAGTATAATAGAAAGGTCTATATCTCTAGGGAAACTACATAATGAATTTAGAACAGATACATGCCGAGTGGAAGAAAGACTCTCATATCGACTATAATAAGTTGGACGTGAGTTCGGTCGAAACGCCAAAACACCACGCCAAATATCTCGAACTTTTATCCACATATAAACTTAAATTAAAAGATGCCGAGTTCAAGCAGAAAGAACTCATGAAGAACAAGTGGTTGTGGTATAACGGGAAACTCGATCAACAAGCGATCGAAAAATTCAATTGGGATCCTGATCCGTTTAACGGTTTAAAGATACTAAAGGGCGAGATGCAACACTACGTCGAAGCAGACCCCGAACTCGTAGCGAGCGAGGCGAAAATTGCTTACCTAAATAATATAATTGAGACGCTAAAAGATATCCTCGATAATCTTAAATGGCGCCACCAGACTATTCGTAATGCCATCGAATGGAAGAAATTTGAAGCAGGGTTTTAATGGAAATAATTAAACTTAGAATGAAAGATTACTCGATGCTCCAGATGACGGAATGTGCACCGCATGTCGTCCACGAGTTATCCGAGTATTTTACATTCGAAGTTCCAGGCGCTAAATTTATGCCTGCAGTAAAGAAGAAGGTTTGGGACGGAAAGATCCGAATGTTCAACCGGACTAACGGCGAGATCAATGCTGGACTTTACTGGTCTATTAAAAGGTTTGCAGTTGATCGTGGGTATGGTATAAAGGTCGAGGAAGGTCCATTCGGATATCCGTACGATAAAAATAACGTAAACCACATGAAGACCATGGAATGGTTCGACACACTAAACCTTCCTTTCAAACCTAGAGACTATCAATATGACGCGATCACTCATGGTATTGAAAGAAAGCGTTGCATTCTATTGTCTCCCACCGGTTCAGGAAAATCGTTTATAATATATCTTCTATCGCGGTGGTATCTCGAAAACAATAGTAAGAAGATATTGCTCGTTGTCCCGACGACTTCTCTTGTTGAGCAAATGTACAAAGACTTTCAAGACTATGGGTATGATGTAGAAACAAATTGTCACCGTATCTACTCGGGAAAGGATAAAGAAACAGAATGCCCGATTGTCATATCAACGTGGCAGTCAATCTATAAATTACACCCCAACTGGTTTCATCAGTTCGGTTGTATCATCGGCGACGAGGTTCATGGGTTCAAGTCCAAGTCGCTGTCGTCTATAATGAATAAAGCGATCTATGCCGAATATCGTTTCGGAACCACAGGAACATTAGACGGCACTCAGGTAAACGAGTTGGTCCTTGAAGGATTATTTGGTCCAACCAAACGCGTTACCACGACCCACGAACTACAAAATAAAAATGCGCTCGCTAAGATAGACATCGATGTTATTCTTCTAAAGTATGATGCCGAATATCGTAAACTAACAGAAGGGAGAACCTATCAAGATGAAATCGATTTCCTCGTCACATACGAAAAGCGAAACAAATTTATCGCAAACCTTGCGGTTAATCAAACTGGAAATACACTTGTTCTGTTTAACCTTGTGGATCGTCACGGCAAGGTTTTACGGGATCTGATCGAGGATAGATTGCAAGATGGACAAAGACTCTTTTTCGTCTCAGGCGAAACCAAAACAACAGACCGCGAACAAATCCGGAATATTGTGGACAAGCAAAAGAATAGCATTATACTCGCTTCTCTGGGTACTTTCTCCACTGGTATTAACATCAAAAATCTTCATAATGTTGTATTTGCGTCTCCATCAAAAAGTCAAATCAGAGTACTCCAATCAATAGGTCGGGGACTTAGATTATCGGACGATGGTTCAGTGACTAAACTTTATGATATTGCAGATGATCTGCACTGGAAGTCTAAGAAGAATTTTACACTCCTCCACAGCGGCGAAAGAATCAAGATATATACTAGAGAGAAATTTCCTTATAAAATTAATGCGGTAGAAATATGATAGGTACATTGATTCAGTTTAAATTAGTTTCGGGCGAAGAGATAGCATGCGAGGTAGTCGATTTTCCTTCAGAAGAGGATAATGATTTCACCATTAAAAACGCATTAATTCTTTTAAGAAATAGTACCAACCCGACTGAACCTCAGTATTTATTTAAACCTTGGATTGCGATGATGGAAAGCGACGAAGATTATATCTCTTTGTCTAGTGATAAGGTTGTCGCGCTTTGCGAACCAACAAGATCTTTTCATAAAGAATATGCTGTCGCCAAATCTCAATTACACAGCATTTCTAAGATGAGACAATCTTACTACGATGCATTGGATAACGAATACATCCAAAATATAGTAGATGAACTCGGTGATCTTTACTCAACATATGAAGATGAAGATTTAGAACCAGTAGAAAAAAGTTCCAAAGAAGATAATTCTAAAGGAACAGTGTTACAATTTCCTAAGAAAGACGATGATACAGTACACTGAAACTCTTATATTCTTCCCTCAGCGCCATGTCTTTATTTTACCTATTTTAAATCAGTTTTTCAACAACTAAATTAATACTTGAATTTTTGATCTCCGTTTTATATAATTAATGAAATATTTAAAGAGGTACTGAAAATGTCTTCAAGGGCAAAAGCGAAAGAAAAACCCCATTACGTGAACAACGCTGACTTCTCTGCTGCAGTGGTCGAGTATGTAAAGTCCGCGCGAGAATGCGAAGCACGCGGAGAACCTAAACCGCAAATCGGCGACTATGTTGCTGCTTGCTTTCTGAAGATTGCGGGCGGTTTATCTCACAAAGCAAACTTTGTTCGCTACACATACCGTGAAGAGATGATGATGGATGCTGTTGAGAATTGCCTGAAAGCGATCGACAACTATAATCTAGAAACTGCTACGCGCACCGGTAAACCGAATGCGTTTGCATATTTCACTCAGATATCATGGTATGCGTTTCTCCGCAGAATAGAAAAGGAGAAGAAGCAGCAAGACATTAAGATGAAGTATATTTCCGAAACAGATATCTTAGACCTCATTTCTGCGGAAGAAGCAGACGACGAATCAATTGCACAAACACAGGCGTTTGTCGATAGTCTACGCGAAAGAATCGAGTCTGTAAAGAAATCAGATGACATTGTTTCTGATTATGAGAAAGCATCGAAGTATAAGAAGCGGAAGCGCAAAGTTGATTCCGATCTTACAGAGTTTTTAAAGGACGATAATTACGATGGATTTTATGAGTAGTTGGTTTAAGAAAAAACCAAAATCACCAGTGACAGACCCAGATCCAGAAGATATCTCCGTCGATAACGCGTACAAAACTCGCTGGGTCTGGTATCATACAATATTAGCACTTGAATTGTTAATGACAAATATGTTATTATTCGTAATCGTCGTACAACTTGCGAGCAAGTAAATGAAAATTGCATTATTAAACGACACTCACGCGGGTATTCGTAACTCGTCTGAAGTGTTTATGGACTATCAGGAGAAATTTTATCGTGACGTTTTCTTCCCGTATCTTCAAGAGCACGGCATCAAAAAGATTCTTCATCTCGGTGATTATTATGACAATCGCAAGTTTATCAATTTCAAAGCACTCGAGCACAATCGGAAGATCTTTCTTGAGAAACTCAGAGAACTACAGATTCACATGGATATCATACCAGGAAATCATGATGTCTATTACAAGAACACCAATAACCTTAATGCTCTGAAAGAACTCCTAGGGCATTATATGTCAGAAGTTCGCATCATCGAAAAACCGATGGTGGTGGATTATGATGGTCTCGATTTCGCATTGCTCCCTTGGATAAATCATGAGAATGAAAAAGAATCATTACGCTTTTTATCTAAGTGTAAAGCGACTCACGTCGGGGCGCACCTCGAACTCTCTGGGTTCGAAATGCAAGCAGGTATACCCTGCACCGACGGCATGCCGATCGAGGCTTTCTCAAGGTTCGAGACTGTTCTAACGGGTCATTTCCACACTAAGTCATCTAGTGGTAACATACATTACCTTGGGTCTCAGATGGAGTTTTTCTGGAGCGACGCGCACGATCCAAAATACTTCCACGTGTTCGATACTGATACGCGAGAACTCACTCCTGTTCTGAATCCCGTTAGATTATTCGAGAGAGTATACTACGACGACACAGTGGATAAAGCAGAGTTCAAATACTCGGTGGGTAAACTTCCGGACGTCGAAGATAAGTTCGTCAAGATTATTGTTGTAAATAAATCTGATCCTAAGTTGTTCGAGAAGTTTGTAGATCGTATCTCTAATAAAAAGATTCACGAACTCAAGATTGCAGAGAACTTCGAAGAGTTTGTCGGGTCTTCTGTTGAGGACGGCAAAATTTCTCTTGAATCGACCGAAGATTTATTGTATAGTTATGTTGACGCTGTAGATACGCACTTGGATAAAGACCGCATCAAGAATATGGTCCACACATTAATGGTTGAAGCACAAACCTTAGAGATAGTATGATCACATTTAAAAAACTTCGATACCGTAACTTTTTGTCTACGGGCGATAACTTCACTGAAATTAACCTGAACCAGACTTCGTCTACACTTATCGTTGGACAAAACGGCGCAGGCAAATCTACCATGCTCGACGCGCTGTCTTTCGGATTATTCGGAAAGGCACATCGCAACATCAACAAGAACCAGATGATCAACTCGATCAATAACAAAGGTTGTGTTGTTGAAATCGAGTTCTATGCATTGGGGTCTGAATACAAGATCGTGCGGGGCATCAAACCAATCAAGTTCGAGATCTGGAAAGACGAAACGCTCGTCAATCAAGACTCACACAACAAAGAGTACCAGAAAGTTCTAGAGCAGAATATTCTCAAGTTGAACCACAAATCATTCCACCAGATTGTTGTGTTGGGTAGCAGCAGTTTTATTCCTTTCATGCAATTACCTGCACAACACCGACGGGACGTTATTGAAGATCTCTTGGATATCAACGTATTCTCAAAGATGAACGGTATCCTGAAAGAACGCCAGTCTATTCTGAAAGAAAGAGTTCGATCTAATTCGATGCAACTTGAGTCGATTCAAGTGAAGATAGACTCTGCGAAGAAATATGTCAATCGTTTATATGCACTTAACGATGAGGCGAAAACCGCTAAACTGCAAGAGATTGCTCTCCTCGAGCAAACAATAGTGGGTATACAATTGCCGGAAGTCGACACCAACGTCCTCGAGGGACTGCGTAGCGAGTCCTCGAAGAAGAATAAGGAAGTGACCGAAGTCGGTAAATTCAACCACCAGTTCGGAGTAAAACAGAAAGAACTGGATAAAGAGATAAAGTTCTATGAAAATAACACCGCTTGTCCCACCTGTGATCAAAGTATCGACGAAGGACTTAAACAATCAAAGACAGAAAAAGCAACAAAGAAATGGGACGACCTCCAAGCAGGAAGGTTACAAGCAGAGCAAAGAATATCCGAACTCAACAAGACACTGGAAAGCATAGGTGATCAGGTTCAATCGATACTCGAGCAGATATCTGAACGCGATAAAAAGCAGGTTGAGATTACGACACATCAGAAAAGAATATCGGCGATACAAACTTCTCTTGTTTCTTTTGAAGAGAATACCAGCGATGTCGAGAAAGCAGAATCTGAGTTATCGACTCTTGACTCTCAGAAAGTCACGATTGTTGATGAGAAGTCTGAACTCGCTGACGAGGTTTCTTACTTCACTGTTGTAAATGAAATGTTGAAAGACACTGGAATAAAGACTAAGATAATTAAACAATATCTTCCAGTGATCAATAAATTGACAAATCAGTTCTTACAGGTTCTCGACTTCTACGTCTCATTCGACCTAGACGATACCTTTAAAGAAACGATCAAGTCTAGGCACCGTGATGCGTTTTCATACGACTCTTTCTCTGAAGGCGAGAAACAGCGTATCGACCTCGCTCTGTTGTTTACTTGGAGGCAGGTTGCCCGCATGAAGAATAGTGTGGCAACTAACTTACTCATACTCGACGAGACTTTCGACTCGAGTTTGGATGCTGATGGTGTGGATAATCTTACGAAGATTCTTGATACGCTCGACGCGAATAGCAATGTGTTCATCATATCGCACAAAGGTGAACTCTTAGACGGTAAGTTCGACGACAAGATCGAATTTATTAAACATAAAAACTTCAGCAAGATTGCTTGAATTCACTAACTAAATTATGTACAATTCTCTATATATTCAAAAAAGGTTATTTTTATCATGGAATTAAGTTCACAAACAATGCAAGTTCTTAACAACTTCGCTTCTGTCAATTCGAATATCGTTATTACTACCGGCAACGTTCTTCGAACCGTATCAGAGTCAAAGACTATCTTGGCACGTGCTACTATCGATGAAGAGTTCCCGAAGGGTTTCGGTATCTATGAATTGAATGAATTCTTGAGCGCGTTGAGTCTTGTTGAAAGTCCACGCATTTCTTTCGGCGAAAACAATATGGATATTTCGGATGGTAGTGGTCGCTCGAGCATCAAGTATTTTTACTCGGATCCATCTATCCTTACGACGACAAGTAACGAGATTGTTATGCCTGATGCAGACGTCAGGTTCAAACTCGACCGCGAGACTATGAACCGAATCAAGAAGGCAGCATCTGTCCTTGGTCACTCTGAAGTTTCAGTACGAAATGTCGATGGTGTTATCGTTCTTACTGTTGCTGATAACGAAAGTTCAAGTTCCAACGCAATTGATATTGCGGTCGACGGCGAGTCTGAATCTGAAGATTTCAAGTATGTCTTCAGCATCGCCAACCTAAAAATGATTGAAGGCGATTATGATGTTTCTCTTTCTTCGAAACTGATTTCTCACTTCGTCAATACAGAATCCAATGTAGAGTATTGGGTAGCGTTACAGAAAACTAGCAAGGTCTAAGGAGACATTTAAATGAATAGTGAAGTTGTAGAATTGGTAAACCGAGTATGTCGAAGTACCGTTGCAGTTGTTGACACTGTAACTGGTCGTGGCGGTTTCCGTGGTGAAGAGTTGTCAACAATCGGACAATTGCGCGATCAATGTATCCAAGTGATTCAGCAATTAGAAGATGCACAAGCGGCGGAGGAATAAGGTATGGATATGGCACTAGTGCTTGCACTTGCAGTCCTTATAGTAGTGGGATTTGTTTACATCGTTAGACCTGGAAAGGATAAAGATGATGTTGTAGAACCATCTACACCAGCACCAGCACAACCAACTGCAGAAGATTTGCCGACACGGTCATCTCTAATGCGCTTGAAGAAAGAAGATCTAGAGGCACTTGCTCTAGACCGAGGTGTTTTACATACAGGTACAAAGTCAGAAATTATTTCTCGCTTGCTTCCTTGATTGAAAAAAGATATTATATAATATCGAACTATGAGAGGGTCATAACGACCCTCATCTTTTATATGATGGAGTTTTAAATGCCTAGTGATTTTTTGTGGGTCGAGAAATACCGACCTCGCACAGTTTCAGATTGTGTCCTTCCCGAAAGCACCAAGCAGGTGTTCCAACAGATTGTAGATAAAGGCGAGATCCCAAACATGATGTTTACGGGAACTGCTGGTCTTGGAAAGACGACAATCGCCAAAGCAATATGTAATCAACTTGGTTGCGATTACATAATTGTCAATGGATCCGAAGAAGGCAACATTGATACCCTCCGAAATAAAATTAAACGATTCGCTTCGACTGTTTCCCTTGCCGGTGATGTCAAAGTCGTAATCTTAGATGAAGCAGATTATCTTAACCCTCAGTCGACTCAACCTGCTCTCCGTGGGTTCATCGAAGAGTTCTCAGACAATTGTCGCTTTATCTTAACCTGTAACTTTAAAAATCGTATTATCGAACCACTTCACTCTCGTTGTGGTGTGTACGAGTTTAACATTACAAAGAAAGATCTACCCGAACTCTGTGGCAAGTTCTTGCAGCGATCACAGATGATCCTAAAAGAAGAAAACATTGAGGTGCCAGATACTAAATTGCTCGCCGAAGTGATCATGAGGTTCGCTCCTGACTGGCGGCGAGTTCTTGGTGAACTGCAACGATCTTCTGGATCAGGTGTCCTCGATCTTTCTTCGCTCGGCAGTAAGGCGAATGGCAATTACGATTCACTATTCGCTTCGCTGAAGAGCAAAGACTTCAAGAAAATGCGCTCTTGGGTGTCGAACAATATCGACGTCGACTCTTCTGTCATTTTTCGAAGTATTTATGACAACATGTATGAGAAAGCAGATCCATCTTCTATACCGCAGTTGGTTCTCATTCTCGCAGATTATCAGTACAAGAATGCATTCGTCGCTGATCATGAACTTAACATGGTCGCTTGCATGACAGAGATCATGGCGAACGTTGAGTTCAAATAAACTATATAATTAAACAACAACCTAAAGGAATTTTATAATGAGTTTTTCTAAAAATGATGTAGTATCCGTTGTCACCCTCGCTGGTGAAATTATCGGTAAATTTCAATCAGAGACCACAACTGAAGTGGTAATCGCCGATCCAAGGTTGCTCTCTCAAAACGAGCAGGGACTGATTTTGATTCCCGCGCTGTGTATGACAGGCAAACCCGAACTCGCAGAAGTAACACTGTCGAGAAGTTCTGTAGTCTTAATGTGTCAGACCGTAGAAGAAGTCGAAAAAGAATATCGTGCAAACACTAGTGGCATTGTAATCTAATGAAAATTGTAATCGCAGGATACGGTCCAGTCGGTCAATCTATCGCTGATGTGCTAGAAATGCATGATGGTCTAGAAGTCTACGTTGACGATCCATACAAAAACCTCAATTTTCCGCAATCTATAGTGGACTCAGTTGACGGCGTTATTGTTTGTGTTGCGACACCTGCCTTACCGAACGGCGAAAGCGACACTTCTAATGTCGCGGACGTTTTCGAAAAATATGGTGACACCAAGTATCTGATAAAGAGCGCGGTGATTCCTACATTCCTCGAAGATTATGATGATTTAGAGATAACGGTCTCGCCTGAATTCCTTGCGAGTTCAAACGCTAACCGTGATCCTGCCAAAGAATTTAGAGAGCAGACCTTTGCGATCTATGGCGGTGGAGCGATGAGGTTCTGGCACGAGATGTTTAAGCCTCTATTGCCTCATCTAACCGAAGTTAAATTCTGTTCGAGAAATCAGGCAGCATTCGCTAAGTATGTAGAGAATACATTCCTTGCGATGAAGGTAACATTCTGGAATCAAATGTATCAGATCTATGATGGACTTGGATATAAAGATTTTGACACGATGGTAGATGCCATTGGAATTGATCCGCGTATCGGCACGAGTCATTCTCAAGTCCCAGGACCGGATGGCAAGTTCGGGTATGGTGGGCATTGTCTACCCAAAGACACTAATGCTCTATTGAAGATGGCGAGTATGACCACAGATACCGATTTCCTTGAGTCTATGATTCGCGCGAATACCAAGAATCGATCGGATGAGACACCTGATTCCGATTAGTGCATTGAACTATAAATTATGATGATGAGATAAAATGAACCCTTTTGATTATGTAAATGCGATAAATTATTCCAAAAAAGATATTATTGAATCTGATGCCGAGGAGAAAGCGTATAATCCTTTTATTGTAAATCGATCTTTGTCATATTTCCCTGATACGGTCGCCGCAGCAAATATTATGAACAAGTACCACAATTTAGACAACCGTCTGCAATTCGACTTTTTACTAAATATAGTTCGAAAACGAAAGCGGTTTTCAAAGTGGAACAAACTTGAGATTGAAAGTGATGTTGATGCGGTAAAAGAATATTATGGATATAGTCATGAGAAAGCAAAACATGCCTTACCTCTCCTTTCTAAAGAACAAATCGATCTAATAAAAATAAGGATAAACAAAGGTGGAAGACAATAATATCTGGTCCCCAGCGGACATGCTGGAAATAGTGTTAAACGAACCGGATGACTTTCTAAAGGTTCGCGAAACACTCACACGAATTGGAGTCGCTTCTCGCAAAGAAAAGAAGTTGTTTCAATCCTGTCATATTCTTCACAAACAAGGAAGGTACTTCATCGTACATTTCAAAGAGTTGTTTTTGCTCGACGGCAAGAAATCTAACTTAGAAGAATCCGACGTCCAACGAAGAAATACAATCGCAACTTTACTTTCCGATTGGGGTCTAATCCAAATCGTCAATGAAGAAGTTGCTAAAGATTGTGCGCCATTAAGGCAGATAAAGATTATCGGATTTAAAGAGAAATCCGAGTGGGAATTATGCCCTAAGTATAATATTGGCAACAACAAGTAAAAATGTTGAGTCATGAATTATTGAGTAAATTTTTGAAGAGATATCCCAACCTTCCAAACCCAAAGCATCAACCAAGGATCTTTGAGTTTTATCTAAGGGTGTTTATGCGGGAAGAAGGTCTGGGATCATCTCCAAAATCTAAAATTGATATTAAAGTTTAATCGGAGTTTATTATGAGAACAGACATCCTAACAACCCTCCAAATGCGCTATCGAGCAGAGATGCTCACCGCTAACTGCAACGTCCGAACCTACATGGAATCTTCTACTGGCATCGGAGAACACTCTGATATCGTAGAGGCGGTTGACGGTGAAGTTAAAAAGTATAACGAAGCAAAAGAATTACTTGCCGCAGTCAGTAACCTGATTGAGTTCTACAACAAAAAGAACGAAGATCAAAAAAGAAGAGATGCGGAGAAAGATGAATTCTTAGAGCAAGCATTCGCTAAAGCGATCGCTGAGTTGAAACCCGTTGAAGAAGAAATTGTCGAGGAAGAGTCTGACAATGATAGTCAGTCACAAGTATAAATTCATCTTCGTCAAGACGACAAAAACTGCCGGAACAAGCATTCAATACGATTTATCGAAACACTTGGGGGGAGAAGATATCCTCTCCCCGATTGTTCCTCGTATAAAAGGATACAAAGAAAGAAATTTCAGTCAATATCCTAAACACGTGTTGAGAAGTCATTCTACAGCAACAGAGATAAAGAAAGTATTCGGCGAACCGGTGTTTGATAATTACTTCAAATTCTGCGTAGAAAGAGAACCTGTCGACAAATGCATCAGTCATTACTCTATGCATAAGAACAAGTTCGACGGTTTTGAATCTTACATTGAACGCGGAGCATTCCCAATTGATGTAGGAAAATATGCTGACTTAGATACAGGTAAACTGTTGGTTGATAAAATGATTCGATACGAAAACCTCGAAGAAGAATTCAACGACCTAATGCTTCAATTAGATATCCCTTGCACAATTACTTCCAAAGCGAAAGGAAATTCTAGGGTCGATATTGAGGTAACAGATGAGCAAAGGAAGATAATTTATTCGGCGTTTCATAACTCAAATAAATTCTCAAGATATTGACTTACCTTCTAAAATTTAGTATAATCTAGTATAAATAAAATCGTGATGCCGAATTGTTCGGGTCACACTAACAACACCTCGCTTTAATAAAGGAGAAACCGTTATGGTAACTAAAGCATTTACGTTCCCACGTTCACATTTCATCGGGTTTGATCACGTTTGGTCGGAGATCGAAAGACTGTCAGAAATGACAGACAATAAGGTCTACCCACCACACAACGTTGTGAAACATGATGAAGAGAATTTTTCAGTAGAACTCGCGCTCGCAGGATATGCGAAAGAAGATTTAATCGTCGAAGTAAGAGATGGAATCCTTCTAGTAGCATCGGACACCAAGTCTGACAGTCAGGATCGCGAATATCTGCATAAAGGAATCTCACAGAAAAAGTTCAGAAGAACATTTAGACTATCAGAACATGTTGTTGTAGATGGAGCAGACTTCAAAGATGGTTTACTGGTCATTGATCTGAGAGTACAACTGCCTGAGGAGAAGCGTCCCCGTACCATTACCATTGGATAATTCGGAGGAACCGATGAGAAAACTAACCCTTATGTGTTTATGTTTTCTTTCTTCATTCGCAACTGCTGGTGAGATAGAGGAATTAATTGTTAGCACAAGACAAGTTGAAGTCGTGTTGGCAAATATTTCCTTAGAACATAGACAAAATCCCTTTACAGGATCTTGGTATTATGTCGAATCAAAGCAAGTAGAAGAAGATGACAGAGAGGAGAAAGAGGGCGAATAAGCCCTCTTTTTTTATGCTTGAATTTTAACCCAAAATTATGTATGATGGTTGAATGAAATTTTATACGAATGTAACGAAATACGGCAACGACATCCTTTATCGCGGATACGAAAACGGTAAACGAGTCGAAGAAAAAATCCACTATAAACCCACCCTTTATGAATACAACCGCAACGGCGAGTACCGAACTCTTCACGGAGTACCGGTCAGTCCCACGTTGCACGGTTCTATGAGTAAGGCACGAAAATCTATTCAAGACAATCAAGATATTACGAACCGAGAGACATACGGGCAAACTAATTTTGTCACTCAGTTTATCTCAGATAGATTTCCTTATGAAGTCCGATTTGATAAAGATCAAATCAATATTGCAACGATCGATATTGAGGTACAGTCCGATGCAGGGTTCCCCGAACCAGCGGCGGCGGCACATCCAGTAACAGCAATCGCAATTACTAATAACCAAACGAACGTCTATTATGTCTGGGGTCTTGCTGAGTATGACGTCTCGATCGCAGACAAAGGTCGTCACGTTGTTTACTATCACGCAGATGACGAGCAAGACCTACTGATTAAATTCCTTGATTGGTGGAGCGCTAACTGCCCCGATATCTTGACCGGTTGGAACTCTCGCTTGTTCGACGTCCCTTACCTTGTGAATAGAATTCGACAAGTAGTAAGCGACAACATGACCAAGAAGTTCTCTCCATGGGGTATGATACGCGAGAGGACGAAGCGAACCGACTACGGTACTGAAATCGCATATGACTTCGATGGTGTGGCGCAACTAGATTACTTAGAAGTTCTGCAGAAGTTCACCCTCAACACCCTAGGACGCCAAGAGTCGTACAAACTCGATCATATCGCCCACGTGGTACTGGGTGAAGAAAAACTCTCGTACGAGGAACACGGCAACCTCCACACCCTATACAGAGAAGATCATCAAAAGTTTATCGACTATAATATTCAAGATGTCTATCTCGTCGAGGCGCTAGACGAAAAACTCGGTTTGTTCTCATTGCTGTTCACGATGGCATATCAGGCGAAAACGAACTATGGCGCCACCCTCGGTACGACTCAGATATGGGACACCGTAATCTATAATGAGTTGCAAAAAGAAAATATTATTATTCCTGCTGAACCACCCATTCAGCACGACCTCCCGAAGATCATTGGCGGATATGTTAAAGAACCGATGGTCGGTGCACACGACTGGGTTGTGTCCTTCGACCTTAACTCGCTGTATCCAAATATCATTGTTCAATATAACATGTCACCTGAGACGATTGCCGACGAGGGAACCAAGACTGCCAACGGTGTCTTCTATCGTAAAGACAAAGAGGGTATTATTCCAAAAGTAATTCGAAAGTTCTACGGCGATCGTGTTACAATCAAAAAGACCATGTTGGCGAAGAAACAGGAATATGAGAAAGCGCCAACCAAGAGACTAGAGAATGAGATATCCTCGCTAGACAATCAGCAGATGGGTATTAAGATCTTGATGAACTCACTTTATGGCGCACTCGCTAACAAATACTTCCGGTACTTTGATCAGCGTATCGCCGAGGGAGTCACGTTGTCCGGTCAACGGGCGATTAAAACTGCCGAGTTAGTTGTTAATGATGAGATGAATAATCTCCTCAAGACTGATAAGGACTATGTCATCGCGATTGATACTGACTCAGTGTATATCAATATGGCACCTTTGGTCGAAAAGTTTAAACCAAAGGATCCAGTTAAATTCCTCGACAAGATCTGCGAAGAATATTTCGAGAAGAAGATTGCTGATGGATACCAGCACCTTGCCGATGAGACTAACTCGTACGAAAACCGTATGTGGATGGCGCGCGAGGCAATTGCTTCACGGGGCATCTGGACTGCCAAGAAAAGATATATTCTAAACGTCCATAATAACGAGGGTGTTCAATACGCTGAACCCAAACTCAAGATGATGGGGATCGAAGCGATCAAGTCATCTACCCCGCAGGTTGTCCGCGACAAGTTCAAGGAGATCTTTCGAGTTATTGTGGAAGGGCAAGAGTCAGACGTCCAGCAGTTTATTCGTGACTTCAAATCCGACTTCAAG